TGCAACGCCATCATTTGATGCGTTTTTAAATATTGATAATAGATGGTTTGAAGTTGATTCATTAGCCGAGGATAAAATCTTTATTGAAGATGGTTTAACTGCTAGTGATAATTCAAGTATTAGACCAGGAAAATGGATAAAAACAACCAAAAAATTTATGACCGAATATACCGATTTAGGGTTTTTAAAAATAATTTTTGGTTCTGGAACCAAAGACACAACTAGTTTATGTGATTTTGACACTAATATAGCATTGGTTAATCAAATTGGTGATTTCGTTAACAATAATACATTAGGTGAGACATTAAAACCAAATACCACATTATTTGTTAAATATAGAATAGGTGGTGGTGCTGACACAAATTTAGGTGTAAATATAATTAATGGCCTTGGTTTAATTAATATGACAGTTAATGGGCCGGATGCAAATAGAAATAACGCTGTTAGGGTGTCATTAACAGTTAATAATGCTTTCCCTGCATTAGGTGGTCGTGATGAGCCAAGTATTGATGAGATAAGGTATTTGGTTAAATATAATTTTTCAGCTCAAAATAGAGCGGTTACAATTAAAGATTATCAAGCAAGAATAGCCTTAATGCCAGGTAGATTTGGTGTACCATTTAGATGTGGTGTTTTTGAAGAACAAAATAAAATTAACATATATATACTTGGTTTAGACGGTAATGGTAAATTAACGAACACATCAACAAGTACATTAAGAGATAATATTGCCACATATTTGGCTGAATATAGAATGTTAAATGATTATGTTCAAGTTACAAATGGTAGAATTGTTAATTTAGGTTTTGAAATAGATTTATACATTGATAAGAGACAACCACAATCAAGCATTATAGCACAAGTAATAACAACGGTTACAGATTATTTAGATATAAATAAATTCCAGATGGGTGATAATATTTATATGTCACAACTTATTGAGGCTATTAATAATGTTGGTGGTGTGTTAAACGTAATAGATTTAAGGGTTTTCAATAAAGTTGGTGGTGGAAATTATAGTTTAAATGAAATTTCACAACCATATTTGGATTTGGCAACCAGACAAGTCGATGTATCACAAGATTTTACTATTTTTGGTGAGCCAACTACAATGTATGAAGTTAAATTTCCAGAATTAGACGTTCGTGTGAGAGTAAAATAACATTTATTTAATATCGTAAAATCGTATATTATTAATCAAATAATAGTAGTTAAAAAAAATAAAAAAAATGAGTTGTAATTGTAAAGCCGATAATAAATTAAATGTTTTAACAACAGAAAATAGGGTAAAACAAAATAAATTGTCAATTAACAATATTAAACAGACTTCAACTAGTTTATTATATTATCTATTTGTTTTAATTTTAGGTTTACCGTTTATAAATATTTTTTTTATTTGGTTTTTATTTAAGACAATAGTGATTAATCAAAATGTAGATGTTACTAATTTATTAGCCATTGTTGCTAAAAAATTAAATGTTAAATTAAAAGATGAAGAAGAAGATAATGATGACGATGATGATTTAGAAATATTAACAGAAAATGATGTTATATTATTAGATGTTGAGGACATAACAGAAAATAAAGAAAAATAAAATGTCTAAAACAATAAGAATAAGAACAACGCCAAATGGCTCTGATAAGTACATAAAGGTACCCATAGAACAAGACTTTGATTTTATTGAAGTATTGAGTTTAAGAATATCACAAGAAGAAGCGTATCGTAATTTTTGTGCTGATTATGGTGTTATTGTTGGTAGAGTTGTAATAAATAGTGGTTTTGGTGTACCATCGGCAAAGGTAAGTGTTTTTATACCAATTGATGATATTGACAAAGATGACCCATTAATTAGTGGGTTATATCCATATGAGGTTGTAACCGATAAAAATATTGATGGTATTAGATATAATTTATTATCTAAAAAACCAGAAACAGATAATGTTTGTTTTACGCCTGTTGGTACATTACCAGACAAACGTGAAATAATTGATAATGAAGTATTAAATAAAATATATTGTAAATATTATAAATTCACCACCACAACAAATCATGCTGGTGATTTTATGATTTTTGGTGTACCTGTTGGTACATATACTGTTCATATTGATGCTGATATATCTGATATCGGTATTGCATCACAAAGACCGTATGATTTAATTAATCAAGGGGCTTCTGAAAAACTATTCGAAAGCACAACCAAATTTAAGGGTGGCACAAATTTAGATAAATTACCACAAATAAAAACAGCTAATATTGGTGTCAATGTAAGTCCATTTTGGGGTAACACTGAAACATGCGAGATAGGTATAACAAGGGTTGATTTTGATTTAAATTACACATTAACACCTAATGCTATTTTTATGGGTAGTATTTTTGGTGACCAAGATAAAAATAGTATTAATAAAAATTGCAGACCAAGAAGAAAATTAGGCCGTCTTTGTGAACAAGAAACTGGCCAAGGGACAATTAATATGATTAGAAAAACCATTGACGGTTCGATTGAGCAATTTGATGTTGAAGGTGGTCAAGTTATTGATGAAAATGGTACTTGGGCTTATCAAATACCTATGAATCTTGATTATGTTGTAACAGATGAGTTTGGTAATTTACAATTAACACAAGACCCAAATGTTGGTATTCCAACAAGAGCTAGGGTAAGATTTAAAGTTGGTTTGGATGATACTGGCGGTGAAGGTAGATTAAGAACAAGAGCAAAGTATTTAGTACCGAATAACCCACAAAATCAAAGCGAGATTGATTATGAATTTGGGCCTGATACTAAAGATAGTAGCTTCAGAGATTTGTATTGGAATAAAATATATAGTGTTACATCATTTATTTCACGATTTCAAAAAGAGGGTGCTGGGCCTAGAGATAGGAATTCAAGTGGGTTAAAAAACATTGATAATTGTGTCGGAGATAAAACACCATTTCCTTACAATAAAATACATACAGACGCAAACCCAATTTTTAGCGTTTTATGTTTATTAATTAATATTATTGGGCAAATAGTTTGGGGTTTAAACAATTTAACATTACCAATAATAAATTTTTTATTTTTTATTTTTGCGTTTGTTATTAATTCAATATTAATATATGTTGTAAATTTAATTTTTGCTATTTTTTTAGTGTTTTTATTTATTATTCTTGGTATTATATCATTAATAATGGGTATTATCGCCTTATTATTAACGGTTACGCTTATTGGCGCACCAGCAGCCGCAATAATAGCTAAATGGATTGACCCAACGCCAAATTGCAGTGCTAATACACGACAATTATGGTGTATTTATTATGAGATAAAAAATAATTTTGTTGTCAAAAATATATTAGATAAAGATAAAGATGGTGTTAGTTGTATAACAATAACTTGTGGTGAAGATTCACCAAAAGTGTATGCGCCTGGATGTAATAAAAATAATTCAATTGAATCACCAATTCAAGGTAAAGTGATACCATTTGTTTTTGATTTAATAGCTGAAGTTTTTTTTATATTGTTTGGTTCAATTATTAATTTATTTGCTTTTATATTAGGTGGCCAAACACTTACTAAATCAGATGTAATGCCGAGTAAATGGAAAACAACGTGGGAAAATGCTGATGAGAAAAGAAAAATAGATGTTTATCCCGGAAATGGCTGTCCAACAGGTATGGATGGTGTTTTTAATTTATGTGGTTTAGATGAATGCATATCACTTCAAATAGCTAAAGCGTTAGGTTTGTTTGAATTTGATTTTTATAATGATTGGGTTAATGGAACGCTATACGCCTTTTTATTAAAATATAAAAAGATTAGGCGAAACAATAAAGAAAAGTTTTGTGATAATGATTGTGATACACCAGATTCATTAAATAAATGTAATAATTTGAAATTAGTTGATACTTGTTATAATTGTAACGGACCTAGTATTTATACGTTAGCTTGTTCATTGGGTGGATTAACTGGCGGTGGTTTTGATGATTGCCAAGTTGTTGATAAAACTGTTTTGTTTAGAGAAGGTGTTGTTAAAAGATATAAAAATGATTTATATTATGCGGCAACAACCAGAAACACGAATTATAAATTATTTGCAACTGATATTGTGTCTTTAGGTTCTGTATTTGATTGTGATTGGCAAGGCCAACCAAAGTTGCAACAATTTTTAATACCAACAACATATAAATTACCATCAGATATTTCTGAGGTTGATGAAAATGGTAAACTAATTGAAACTGGTATGATTGACACAACAAATAAAAAAGACGGTTTGTTCTTTGCGATAAATTGTTGTGGTATACACGTAGATTCAAGACAATGTGCAAATATACGCTATATTTCAGAATATGGTGTTGATATTGATGAGGAAAGAATAGATAATACAACCAATACAACAATTTCACCAGATAAGATAATTGGTAGTAATGACATTGATACTGATTTTGGTGTTGATTTTAGAAATGCTTTTACACTTTTAAATAAACCATATTCATTAAGCATAACACCAGACACAACATTTAATAAAAATAACACATCACCATTTTCTGTTGATTTATTAAGTGATAATGGTAAAGAGTATGTTGAATTTAGGGGGTTTAACCCAAGTGATTATCAATCAAGTTTTTCACAACCAAAACATTCTTATTATTTTTATTTTGGTATCGTTCCAGGAAAATCAGCTGTTGAAAAATTATCAAAAAAATATTTCTTAAGCTGTCAAGCACCAGTAAAAAATGACTTATTGATTCAATCAACAGCAACATCGGTAAGTAATCAAGCCTTAAACAATGGTGTAATAACATTTTCATTTATTGGTGTTAATACACCATTTAATTATACTGTAACTGGCCCTAATCAATATTCAAACACTGGTATCGTTCAAGGTTCAAATCAAGTAATATTAAGCGGTTTAATACAAGGTCAATATACAATAAGTGGTTTTGATAGTTTAGGTTATCCAGTAATAAAACAGATTACTGTTGGTGGTCCAACACCATTATATTCAATTATTAATGTTACTAAAAATGTATCATCTATTTTATCTAATGATGGTGAAATAACTATTTCAGCTATTGGTGGGGGTATACCACCATACTCTTATACATTAAGAAATGGTTTGGGTGGTATTATATCTAATGGTAACAATGTTTCAATTCCATTAGTATTACCTAATTTAGCTGTTGATAATATTATTGGTTATTCAATTACAATAACTGATAGTTCATCACCACAACAAACTGACATTGCTAGCGGATTAACTGTTACTGGCCCGACAACAATAGCATTAACAACAACAAAAGTTGATGAACAATGTTTTAATAGTGGAAATGGTTCATTAATAATAAATGTTAATGGTGGTACAGCACCATATGGTGCCCAAACAAGCGGCCCAAATAACTTCTTTAGTACATCATTAAACTTACAAAATTTGGTTTCTGGTACATATACTACAAATGTTATTGATTTTAATGGTACAACAGCAACAACCAATACAATTATTAATAGTTTAAATCCACAACTAACAATTGTTTCTGGTGCAAAAACTGAATTATTAAAACAATGTAATCCAAATCAATATACATTTACATTTAGAATTACATCTGGTTTGAATCCGAACACAACAGCATATATTGAGTATAGTTTAGATGGCGGCACATGGATACAAACATCGATGCCTTACATAAGTTCAACAGCACCAATGACATTAAATATAGCGGCAAATCAATTAACCTCTAATATTAGAATTAGATTTAGTAATACATCAAATTATACTTGTATTAGTAATGAAATACAATTAATTGTTGGTGGTGGATTTATACAATTACCAGTTGCACCGTTAAATGGTAACATAATAATATCTGGTTCACCGATAACAAGAACCGTTGCAACACCTAGTGGTGGTTTTTCACCATATACTGGTAGTCCTTTTAATGTTGGATTTAGCATTGTTACTAACACACCAATAACAACAACTATAACTGATAGTGTTGGTTGTACTAAAACAATAACTGGATAATTATGGGAGAAAATAGATTTCAACA